TGTTAGTTACTGGTGTTATTAATACACTGTTTACATATATTTCAAAATAATATGTAGCTCCAGGAATTAATGTTCCCCAACTTAAATTTAAAGTTAATGTTGTAATAGGTGGTGTGTAAATAAATGTAAATCCATCAGATGTTGGTGGAGTTGCTGCAAAGTTTCCAGTACTTGCATTAATAGGAAAACTACATAAAGCATTTACGCAACTTACAGAACTACCACTTAAATTATTTATACTATTAATATTTACATTACTATTAACACTATTTATTAACCATTCTCCTGTTAAAGGAAATAATGAAGGATTAACAGTTGTAGTAGTAGTAGTTGTACTTGAACTAGTACTTGTTGTTGTTGTAGAACTAGAACTAGTTGTTGTAGTTGTTGTAGGAGCAGCAGTTGTAGTGGTTGTTGTAGTAGGATTACAATAACTACCTAATTCACATGATCCATGATTTACAGTGAAAAAAGAACCAAATACAGTTACAGATTTTGCACAATATAGTTTAGAATTAGCACCAACATAAGGAGGAATAGTAGAAGGAGAACCTACAAATAATTCTATTTGTTTTAAATTATTACAATCTGTATAATTTACTTCATCTCCATTAGTAGCAAACACTTCAATACAACTACATGGTAATGTAGTGGTTGTGGTGGTAGTAGTTGATGTAGAAGAAGATGTAGTAGTTGTAGTTGATGATCCACAAGCTTGAATAGTTTGACAGTTAATAGCACCATTAACTAATTCTATAAACTCAGTAAATAACACTATATTAGTTTCTACATAAGTTAAAAAATATTCTGTAAATTCTCTACTACATAAATAGTAATCTATTTTTTGTATAGCAGTTGTTAAATCATCTCCTTGGTTTATTCCTATACAAGATAAATCACTTCCATTATAAACATAATCACTAGATGCTTGTAAATTTTCATCACATAGCGTTCCAGGATTTGTTGGTGTTTCAGAACAATTACATTTTTTTGGTAGGAATGGCCACATATTATTAAGGTATATACATTATATAATTTACTCCTATACTAGGTTGAATATTAGAATGAGCTTCTCCTCCTCCTTGTGCAGCATTTGTAATTGTTGTAACTGCTGTAATTCCTGTACCATTAACTCCACTACTTTGTGTGTTAAATGATACTCCAGTATAATTTACATTGTTAACAGCAAAATTTCCACTACCACCTGAAGTAGTAACAGAACCTAATATTGCATGAGTATGTCCAGGATCAGTTAAAACAGTATTAACAGTATTAAGGTGTGTATGATTAGGTATTTGTGATATTCCTAATGTAACTGTGTTAGCACCTTGAAACGTACCTTGAGAATATGTTGGATTACCACTAATTGATGGATTTGTTGCAGGATTAGTGTAAGCATTTGTTCCCATAGAATTAGCACCTACACGTGTTATTCCTCTTAAATCAGGTGTATTGTTTTGTCCATTACATAAATATATTTTTTGCCAATCACCAAGTCCAGCTCCTGTAGAACTAAACTTACCAGCTAAAAATGCTGGAGTTGGGTAAAAAGCTACTATAGAATATGGAACCATTTTATTATATACAAAGTTTGCACCTGGTATATTATTTAAATAGTTTTGAATTTGTGCATTTAATTCAGCTCCATTGCTAGAATAGTTAACATCAATATTAGTAATTAAAGCAGATAGATCTGAACTAACTGAACATAATTTTGTTATAACAGTTTGTAACACTTCATGTGTATTAGATGTGTTTGTAATACCTGTTAAACATCCTACTGTGTATGGAGAATTTAATGTTGTTAATGTTTGGTTTATTACAGTGACTTGAGCTTCTAAACTACAAGTTGATTTAATAATAGCAGTGATAATATCATTTAAAGATATTCCTTCACACTCAGCACAATTTGGTAAATTAGAACTAACTATTTCACAAATAATATTTGGATCAATAATAGGAGTTATACCTTCTCCTGTAATTATTGTAGTTAAAAAAGTTGTTATAGTATTTTCTATAGATAGCAATGTATCTCCATGTAAAATACCTAAAGCAGGAATATCATTTCCTGTATATTTTACACACTGATCTGAAATAGTTTCAGTACAGCCATTAAAGCAATTAGTACAGCTCATTATTTAAATTTTAAAAGGTTGATTTGATTTGAAATCATATTTACAGAATAATGCCCAGCATAATCTGGATTACAAACTTTGAAAGTTAATATTCTTCTATACTTTAAAAGATCTGATATAGTTTGAGAAGCAAATGGTTTATTCAACATAAATACAATGTTGTTATATAAAGCATTACTCATATCTGCTATCTTGCAATCAATCTCTGCAATTAAAGTTGGTATATCAGCACATTCTGGACAGTTTGTTAATCTAGGTGTAAGCATGACGTTATAAAGTTTTTAATAGTTTTTGAAAATGCATTACAAGAAGCACATAGCCCATTTATTAAATTGCAGCCACAACCTACGTTGACACCACATTGTCTACAGTTTGCCATATCTAAGGAAAATTAATTATATAATTATTACCAGAACATCCACAATCATTTTTCATAAAATGATTTAACATTTTTTCTGCTTGGTTGTATAGTTTTGTTGACTGTACTATTGCACAATTATTAGCTGCAGCAATAGCTCCTTGAATAAAATAATATATTGAATCCAATTCAACTTTACTTTGAGTTTTAATAGCTCTATCACATTCCATCATATCTAACTTCATAAAAGCTTCATCAAATTTTTCTTGTAGTTTATCTGTACGTATAATAGATTTTTCTACAAAATTAGTAAATGCAGGAGTAACAGAATATTTTATATGGTATATACCATCAGGTAAAGGTTGATTAACACCTACTGGTGATATTCCTAAATTTGCTGATGTAAAAATATTATATTCATCAACATTAAATACAATCCCTACTTTATCAAAACCAGGAGGTGTAATTTCTATAAAAGGAGATGTTACAGAAGGTGGATTTGTTGGGTATATAGAAGCATCAATAACTCCAAGAGTTAATGTGTTATATGTAGGAACTACTAAGAAATCTAATTTTAATGTTGGCATGTCATTTAGTTTTAATAAAAAAGGGAAAGGAATTGATGTTCCTTCCCCTTGATTAAGTATTAAATTTTATTTTAATTATGCTGGACTAGTAGTTGTTGTAGTAGTTAGTTCAGCAGTAGTAGTACTAGTAGTAGTAATACATACAGCACCATCACTTACAACCGCACCTAAAGCAGGTTCTAATGTTTTTTCAAGATCATTAATTAAAGCAGTACTAGTATTAGGTACAGCAATAATAACTGTAGAATCTAAAGTGATGTAATCACCAAAGTTGTATTGACCTCTACCATACTCATTAAATCTAATGTAGTAAGTTGTGTAAGTTGTACCTGGAGTAACAAATGATTCAAATGCTTGGTTGTAACCAGCCATTCTGTATAAATGTTTCAAGAAACCTGTTTGGTAGCTATAGAAATTTTTCTCTAATTGAATAATTTCTTCTGCAGTACCTCTAGCATAGTTTGATGTTTGAATTACATTAGCATCAGCAACAAGATTACAAGCATCAGCAACAATAAAGTCAGCTGTTGTAGCAGGTCCTGCATATACAAATGTGTTAAACCATAGTCTATCATACTCAAATGGGAATGCAGCAACATCACATGGTTGACCATATTTAGTTAAAGCTTTTCCTTCAATTTGTAAACCTGTAGTACCTATTTTAGTAAAGGTAAAGAAGTTGTTGAAAGAAATGTTATCTGGATTAATACCAGGAGCTTGTTGTGTTAATTTAGCAATTAACAAGTCAATGATAATCTCAGGAGATACAGTATCACATGGATTTTCATCACAAGAACAACAAGGAGCTTGAACAGTTACTGAACGTGTAAATCCATTGAAATACAATGTGTCTAGATAGCTATAGTGAGCACGTAAAGTTAATGTAATGCTTTCTCCACATTGTACAGTGAAGTTATCTACTAATGTAATTTGATTTACAGGAGTTGGACATCCAACTACTTTATACCATTCAAATACATTTGGTTGACAAGAAACTTGTTGGTTACAACCAGCAATTTTGTCAGATCTTTT